GTGCTGGCTGAGGCTGACGAAATATCCCTCCGCGACCCCGAACAGGCCGAGCGTTTTTTGGGTAACCGGATCACCTACTCATCAGGCAGCTGGCTGCCAGCAGGACTATGGGAGGAGCACTATGCAATGGCTTGGGAATCCCCCTGACGGCACTAGCATCTGCGTGGGCTTCGACGGGTCAGAAAACAACGACTGGACCGCGCTCAGGGCCGAAACCCTTGATGGGTTCTCGTTCACCCCCCGCTACGGGCCAGATGACAGGCCCACTATCTGGAATCCTACCGAGTGGCAAGGCCGGATACCCCGCGGGGAAGTAGCCGCCGCCGTCGACGAAATCTTCGACCGCTACCAGATAGAACGCATGTACTGCGACCCCCAAGACTGGCGCTCCGAGATCGGTGAATGGGCACTCAAATACGGTGCCGAGCATGTGTTCGAGTGGGCCACAAACAGCATCAAACGCATGTGCCAAGCAATTAGACGGTTCGAGGTAGACCTTGCAACAGGGCGCATCACCCATGATGGCTGCCCACTCACTAGTCTGGCCATAGCCAACGCTCGAAAAGTCGCCAAGCCCGCCCAGATGTACGTGCTCGGCAAAGCAACAGAACAGCAAAAAATTGACCCCGCCATGGCCACCGTGCTCGCCCACGAAGCAGCCATGGACGCCCACGCCGACGACTGGGAAAACGCTTCAGCGCCCGCCAGGGTTGTTGTGCTAGGCCGTCGCAGAAGGAGGTGACAATGGAGCTCACACCAGAAGAACGAAGACTCGCCGAAAAGCTCTTCAATAAGATTCAGCGGCAGCGCCGGGAGGACCGCAAGAATGAACACTATTACCGGGGCATGCAGGAAATCGGCAATTTGGGTATTGCGGTGCCGCCTGACGTGCAGCCGTTCGCTTTCCCTCTGAATTGGTGCCGCACCTATATCGACGTCCTTGAGGAGCGCCAGGATGTGCGAATGTTCCTGCGCTCCGGGGCACTCGAAGAGGATGCCGAGCTGCGTGCCGACTGGGAAGCCAATGATCTGGACAGCCTATCACATTTGGTGCACCGCGATTTGCTCATTTACGGGCGGGCATTCATCTCCGTTGCCGCCCGCGACGGCGGCGGCAGGCCCCGGATCATGCCCGAATCCCCCAAAGATATCGCAGCCCTAGTCGATGCGCGCACCCGCGAAATGACCGCAGCCCTCCGCATCTACCGTGACGACACCGGCATCGCCGAATACATGACCCTCTACCTCCCCGACTCCACCGTGCTCATCGACCGTCGCGCCGGGAAATGGGAAGCAACCAGGCGTATCAAGCATCGCCTAGGCCGGGTGCCGCTGGTGATGATCCTCAACCGGCAACGAACCGGGGAATGGTCGGGTGAGACCCAACTGGCAGACCTTCGGCCCCTGGTTGATATGGCGGGGAGGGTAATGCTGCAGCTCCAGCTAGCCATGGAGACCGTGGCGACGCCTCAAAAGGTTGCTCTGGGCGTGTCTCAGAAGGATTTCGTAGATGCTGATGGCAACCAGATTGAGGACCCGTGGGAAACCTATCTGGGCGCCATCTGGGCGATCTCCAGCAAAGACGCGAAGATCGAGCAGTTGTCGGGTGCCCAACTGACGGGTTTCCACGACACCATCAAGATGCTGGCCGAACAAGCAGCAACCGTGACCGGTTTGCCGGTGCGGATGATGGGGCAAAACACCGCCAACCCCGCCGCCGAGGGCGCCATCCGCGCCGACGAATCCCGACTCGTGAAACAGGTGGAGCGACTGAATACCCTCATGGGCGCCGGCTGGGCGTGGGCGCTAGGCATCGCCGAGCGGATCCGCACCGGCAGCTGGGACGCCGATGGCCAGATCAGCACCCTGTGGCAGAACCCCGGTACCCCCACCGAGTCGCAACGCGCCGATGCGCTGCAAAAAAGCACTGGTGGCAGACCGTTCATGTCAGTGCGCGGGGCCATGGCCGAGATGGGATGGCCGCAACAACGCATTGACCGTGAGCTGGAGTGGCTGGAACAGGAAAACAGTATGGGCGGCATCATCGAAAAACTCGAACGCGGCGCCGACGACAACTCGGGCGAACGCGAACCGCCGTAGTCGCGCTAGCCGTCGTCTAGCGGTATGGAGGGAGGCCTACCATCATGCTGGATTCCCAGTACTCCAGGCTCCCCCCACAACTCCAAGCCGCCGCAGACTACCGGCAGCGACTCATCGCCCAGATAACCCGGCGGGTACTCGCTGCCTGGCGACCCAACAGCCCGCAAGCCCCCAATGCCTGGTTCGCCAGCCACGCCCTACCGTTCACCGAGATGGTGGCCCACGGGCAACTGCTGGCGGCCCAAGCAGCAATCGCGTCGGCGGATGTTGCGCTGGATCTACAACACTATGACGTGGTGCCGGAGCTGTCGGCGGCCCCGGATGCGTTCGCCGGGGTAACAGGCAGCGGCGACCCCGTGATGGGCCTCGCCTACGCCCAAGCCCAAAAAATCACCGAGCTGGTCGACGCCGAAGCCCCTATCACGGAGCGTGCGCAGGTGTGGCACCACGCGGGCGTGATGCTCGCAACCGCCACCCAAACCGCCATCTCTGATGCCGCCCGCATGGCCATACTCACCCACCTAGCCGCCAGGCCTGGCACCACGTGGGTTCGGGTAGTTCGCCCCCCATGCTGCGCCAGATGCGCCATCCTGGCCGGCAAAAAAGGCAGCAGCAGTATGCGGTTCCTTCGGCACCCCGGATGCGACTGCACCGCCATTCCGGTCTCCGAGGCCACGTCGGATATGCACAAACTGTTCTATTTCGACGCCAAGGAATACTTCGATTCCCTAGCGCCGGAGCAGCAGGCCAAGGTGTTCACCAAAGCAGGCGCCAAGGCTATCCAGGACGGTGCCGACATTAACCAAGTTGTTAACGCCCGCCGGGGCATGAAAGCCATCACCTCGGCAGGTGGTAGGCGGCGACTCATCACCACCGAAGGCACCACCAAGCGCGGCTGGGCGTCTGAATACTTGCGGGAGCAATATGGCGCGGTGCTACAAAAAGCTGGCGGCAGGTACCGACGCACGTCGGTAGCTAGGCTGATGCCGGAAGAAATCTACCGTATCGCCGGCGACGACCGTGACTTGGCCCTAGCGCTGCTACATAAGAACGGCTTCCTCACCGACGCCACACCAGATTTGTCCAGCAAGTGGTCGTGGGCGAAGCGTGATCCCGAAGTCCTGGCAGCCAAACGCAGGATCGACACCAGGCCAAGCATTGCGCTCTCTGCGAAGAGCAGTGCTGACGATCAGGCTAAACCCGCCCTCGGCGCCGAGACTGACGCTAGGCTGAAACACGAGTATTCCCAGCGTATAACCACGACTCCCAGGCAATTCCGCAAGGTTGTCAACCGGGCACTGAGTTATATGGATGACGCGCACCAAGGGAAAACGTTCCTCCCCGACGAATACAAAATCGAGCTAATGAACGGTCGTGATCGCCTCGGGACGAAAGTGGAAGAGAGTCCGATCCGCGGAACTTCGTACCGAACCGTTGAAAATGGGATTACGTGTTACCGAGTAACGATTAACGGGACTTTCCAGGGACAGGAGCTAACTGTCCTTCACGAGCTGGGACATCTCATCAAATGGAAATACGAAACCCTGCCAGAGATGAAGCCCGTGCTTGCTGCGATTCGGCAAGCACCGTCGACACGTGAGATTGCAACGTATGTGGGGAATCTGACGGAGAGTCACACCCAAATCTATCTTTTGTTAGCTGATGAGCTTTTTGCTCGGGCGTATGCCCAGTGGGTGACTACTAAAACCGGAGTACCGAGGCTGGTAAACACCCTGAATTTTCACAGGGGCCAGGAGCACGTTCTAGATAGCATACAGTGGCAGGACTCCGAATTTGCGCAGTATATTATGCCTGCTCTTGATGAATTTTTTACCCAGGTGTAGCATTGCAATTATGTTATTCACAGATGCCCCTATCGATGCTCCCTGGGACACCATCGTGCAATCCTACATGGATACCATGGGGTGGCCACGTGAGCAGGCCGAAGAATACGCAGATGCGCTCGCGGGTATTGGCATGTGGAAGCCTTGCGACCGGAAAGAAAAGTACCAAAACGCCGCCCCGCCGCCCCTCAGCTGCCCACTCTGGTAACCCCTAAAAACTTGTGACACCGACCCCCAAAAGTGGAGGTCGGTTTTTCTATGCCCAAAAACAAAGAAGGAAGGAAGATCCATGATTGTCAACGGTCTAATGCGCTATCACATTCGGTGTGTCACACAGCCCCCTATCGACGGTCAGTCACTAGCTGGCGGCTCTAGTGCTGCCGAGGGGGCGGCTTCTACCCCCCAGGCCAGTGGCCGGCAACGGGAAGGCGAAACCGCATCAGCCACCAGCAACGCCGACGCTGATGCTGATGCCGACAGCGACGGGGATGGCGGCGAACCGAACGGTCGGGGCTCAAAAACCCAAGTGCTTGCCGACCTAGCTAAGGAACGCGACAAGCGCCAGACCCTCGATAAGGAAAACGCTGCGCTGAAGGCGCGCCTGGCGGAGTTCGAGCGCGCCCAGATGACAGAGCAAGAGAAAATCGCGGCAGACCTCAAAACAGCCCAAGACCGCGTGGCGGCTCTGGAAGCACAGATCGCCGAACAACACCGCCAGGCGGCAGTTGCTAAGGCGCTGAAAACTGTGGGGTTGCCTGCTGATCTAGCCGGTCGGCTTCAGGGCTCAACCCCGGAAGAACTCGCCGCTGATGCCAAGGCCCTAGCCGCGGCGCTAGGCGAGCTGCCAGTCGACCCCTCCCAAGGGCAACACGCCGGCGGCAAGCCGGCCCCCCGCAGCCTCACCGAAGCGCTCCGTAACCACTACAACATCACATAAAAAATAAGGAGGCTCGCTATGCCTATTACCCTGGCAGACGCCAAACTCAACACCCTAGAAGACTACGACCCGGCGATCATCGACGAGTTTCGCAAAAACTCCCCGCTGCTAGACGCCTTGATCTTCGATACTGCAGTCAACCCCGCAGGTGGTGGCGCCACTCTCGAATACGGCTACCGGCGGCTGGTTACCCAGCGTGCCGCTGACTTCCGCGAAATCGGCAAAGAATACACCCCCCAAGAAGTCAAGACCGTTAAGAAAAGCGTGGAGCTCAAACCGCTGGGCGGCACGTTTGAGGTGGACCGGGTGCTCGCCCACCTCGGCCCCGCAGCCAGCGATGAAGTGGCACTGCAGACCTCCCAGCTCATCAAAGCCACTAACGCGAAGTTTAACGATGCGATCATCACCGGTGACACCGCGGTCGACGCCAAAGGCTTTGACGGCCTGGACAAGGCGCTGAAGGACTCCGTGACCGAGCTGAACGCCACGGGTGAGAAAGACTGGACTGCCCTCACCACCGCCGACACCGCGCTGGCTATCCTCGACGACCTGGACGAACTCCTCGGCGCCTTGGACGGCCCGCCCACCCTGCTGCTCTGCAACAAGCGCGTGCTGGCGAAGATCCGGGCAGCAGCGCGCCGGGCCAACCTCTACACGCAACAGCCGGTCGAGGGGCTGCTTGGTGCGGGTGGCCATGAAATCACCCGGGAAATGCTCGGCAATGTCATCCTGGCGGATGCCGGCGAAAAAGCCGGCACAAACGACCCGGTGATCCCCGTGACCGCGGGCAAGACCAGCATTTACGCCGTGCGCATCGGCCTAGACGGCTTCCACGGCGTGACCACCACCGATGGTCAAATGCTGCGAACTTGGCTGCCGGACTTCAGCACCTCCGGCGCCGTGAAGCGCGGCGAAGTGGAACTGGGGCCGGTCGCCCCGGTACTCAAGTCCACCAAAGCCGCCGCGGTGCTGCGCAACGTCAAGATCGGGGCCTAATCATGGCCATCGTGAAAACCCCCGTCGAGGGCTACACCGGCCCCATCGGCGCTGACCTGTTCGTCGGCGGCGTCTGCACCGACGTCCCCGACGACCGGTTGGACTACTACCGGCGTCAAGGTTATGCCATCCTCGACCAGGAAATTACCACGCCGCAGGAGACGCCAATCCAGCTGCCAGCCGATGGCGCCCCGAAAGCCGACTGGGTCACCGTAGCTGTTCAGCTCGGCATCGACGTCAAAGGCAAAACCAAAGCCGAAATCATCGCGGCAGTCACCGCAGCCACCCCACCAGCGGAGGAGTAACCCCCATGGCCACCTGGCTCACCGCTGACCCCAAAACCCTGTGGCCACACCTCGACGGCAGCCGCCTGGAGGAAGTAAAACGCCTCATCGAACGAGCGGAAAGTATTATTCTCCAGCGGTTCCCCAGCATCCCCACCCGCATCCAGCAACACCGGCTCAGTGTTGAGGTTGTTGCCGGCGTCGTGGAGGACATGGTGGCCCGCGCTATCGCCAAAGAAGACCGGGGTGGGCTCACCCAGCTGGCCTACCCGGAGGTGACCATGCAATGGGAAACCGACGGCGGTCTAGGGCAAGGCTCAAGGCTGTGGCTCACCACCGATGAGGTCGTCCTGTTGTCCCCGCAGTTGGCCCAGGGTGCCTGGAGCATCCGTCGTAAAGCAACACCTACGCTGCCGGAGGACCGATGCTAACCCCTCGTGTCCTCTTCCAGCCTGGGTGGCAGTATCGGCGGCAAACAACCACCCGGGATGACCCCATCACCGGGGAAATCATCGCCACCACCTACGAACCCATTGCCGGCACCGGCCTCGTCCAAGAGGCCTACTGGACCGGCATGCAAGAAACCACATCCACCGGCGGCATCCGCGACGAACGCCTCGTCATGTTCGCCCCCACAGCCGCCGCCGTGGCCGACCTCGACATCACCGCCAAAGATGAATTCGCAGGTCCCGACGGCCGGGTGTGGCAGTGCATCAGCGACGGTATCGCCCGCGGCATCCCAGGCCTGCCACCCGACTACGTTGCGGCACGAGTCCGCAGAGCAAAGGAGAAAGAACAACCATGATTGAAACCATCCCTGCTACCCAAGCCGAGCAGTTACTGCCCGAGGAGGAAGGCGTCCACGCCGGCATCTACCACGGCACCGACGACGCCGGCAACCCCTTCTTTACCGCGGCCGGCAGCCCCTACCACCTGGCCGACATCCGCAAGAAACAAGCCGCCCAAGCCGCCGGAGCTGCCGAGAAAGAGACAAAGGAGGAGAACCCCAGTGGCGAAAGCGAAACTCGTCCTGTACCGGCGCCGAATACTCCGCGAGCTGCGGCGCCAAACGGTGCCAGCCCGAAAGAAAATCGCCCAGGAGATAGCCAGCCAAGCTAAAGCCGTAGCCCCCGTCCTCACCGGCGACTACCGTGACGGCATCGGCGTCAACGTGCGTGGCACCATGGTGCGGGTTGTTGACAACGACGAACTCGCAATCCACAAAGAGTATGGCACTGCCGACACCCCCGCGCACGCCACCCTTACCGGCACCGCCATGCGATTCGGCCGCTACCGAGGCATGAGGCCCCGATGAGTAACATAATTCCAA